ATGCCAAGATGTGATAGATGTGACAGTTGTATGTATAATAAGTCGCACAAACATAGTGGATATACATTTTACTGTACCATAAGTGGAAAAGATGTAGGCCAATCGCATTTTGGAATGAATAGTCCGAAAGATTGTCCGAAACGTGATAAAGTGGCACATAGAATTTAAGGGTTTGAGTTGGAGGAGGTGCTTTGATGTTAGGCGGAGGACCATACGAGGCAAGCACTTGCCCGGAATGTGGTAGTACGATGTGGAATGGTAGATGCGAGAATCCGGATTGCAAGTATCACTGGCATCCGGGAGAAGAGGAGGATGCAGAATGAATACAGAATTAGTAAGAGCAGTGTTCGACTGTGGAATAGATGATTTGAGACTGTTAGATGATGCGGAATGCGATATGTATGCAGTGATAGGTAGAATGCGAGAAGAAAGCATAGAACTGACAATGAACAACATCATCCGGCAGGTGTTTGAAGAAGGCAGATATATTCTTACCAAGGCGAGAGAGGAAAAGATAGCCAGCTTGCCAGCAGAGCCGATGACAGAGGCGGACTTTGAGCTAAGAAGAAACTTGGGAAGGCTGAACCCGGAACAGGATTTCAGTTTTTGGATAAATCTGCAGGACACCAATTTTAGGGGCAAGTCTGAATTGAAGGAGTTATATGAATCAATGTTCGCAGAAGAGTTGGAGCAGTGCGAAAATCTGACCGGATATCCGATTGAATGGTAGGTGATGATATGACATATAGAGAAAATGCGGCGGTGCTGGAAACGTACCTGCATAATATCCGGAACATTGAAGAGACGCCACCTGGTCCGGCAGAGTTGGATGCACTGGATGCAGCAGTGGAGGCTATGAAAGCTGCAGTTGAAAACGTGGAGTACGGAGCATTTGCCTGGGACAAGCAGAGAGGTATGTTTGTTCAGATAGGCAGACCGGTACCAGTAAAGCAGTTGTGTTTGAACCGGTACCAGGAAAGAGTAAGAAACGGAGAGATACCGAGCTGGATCGATCCGGAGAAGTTCAAGATTTTGGAGAGAACGGTCGTAGAGATTGCAAGCGACTGGAAGGAGGCAAGGGATGAATAAAACGGTAAATTTATTTGTATTAGCTGGATGCTGGGAATGCCCGGACGATATTGGAGTAACTGTGGTTGCGATTTCCAGTGACGAGAAACAGCTGATTGATAGACTGGATCAGATAGCAGACACCCAGGCAAAGGAGTATGTGAGCATTGAAGGTAGCATTCTGATGGAAGAGCATACAGACACTAGGTACGAAATCAGCGGAGGTATCAGCGGCAACGCAAGGTTCTACATCACGGAAGAGCCTGCAGTAATCAACGAGGCACTTATGGGCGAGATCAGCAGAGCAATGAGTGAAAGCGACAGAACTGAGGATGTAAAGAATTATCTGCAAGGACTGTATGAAAGCGAAAACCTGGGCGAAGAAAAGTACGAGGAACTGGTAGACAGCGAAGAGTTCCTGCAGAAGGCAGTCGAATTATTCGATAAGATGGAGGACTGCAACACGCCGTTCAATACAACGATGGAGTTGGCGGTAGACGAAGCAAGGAAGGAGATGGCAATATGAAGAATACATTAGGAGACTTGAATAACCACCTGTTCGCTCAGCTGGAAAAGCTGGGAGACGATGATCTGACAGGAGAAGAGCTGGAAAGCGAGTTGAAGAGAACCGACGCTATATGCGACATCAGCGAGCAGATCATCAAAAATGGAGAGTTGCAGTACAAAGCAATGAAGCACATGGACGAGTATGGGTACGAAAGACAGAAAGCAGTTCCGGAAATGCTCGAAGTTCATGCGGGGGGGGGGCGAACCATAAATGAGAGGCTGGCCCGAAGAAGTGATCGCCTGGCTGCGTGAGAATGTTCCGGGCAGAACCACGAAACAGGTTACAGAGCTGATAAATCAACAGGGGTTCGATAAGAAGTACGAAATGGTATTTTCCGATGCAGTGATAAAGAATGCGAAGAACCGGTATGGCATAAAGAGCGGCACTACCGGCGGGGTTCCAAAAGGGTACTCACTAAAATATCCGGAAGGAATGGAAAGTTACATTCGGAGCATTGCGACAGGGAGAAAGACGAAGGAGATTGCAGAACTGGTGTCAGCACATTTTGGAATAGAGTTCAGCGAGAAGCAGTGCAAGGCATACAAGAAGAACCACGACATCATCAGTGGCGTTGACTGCAGGTTTGAAAAAGGACACGTTCCAGCCAACAAGGGAAAACCAATGAGCCAAGAGCAATATGAGAAGTGCAAGGCGACGATGTTTAAGAAAGGCGATGTCCCGGCAAACCACATGGAAGTAGGCGAGTATACACATACGACAGACGGCTATCTTATCCGGAAGGTTAAAGAAACCGGTCCACAATGGGAGAGGTTTGAGTTTGTTCATAGGACAGTATGGGAAGAACACAACGGACCAGTTCCCGAAGGCAAGATGGTATCGTTCCTGGACGGCAACAAGGACAACTGTAACATAGAGAACCTGGTACTGATAGACAATGAAGAAAACCTGGAAATGAACAGAAGTCGGTTAAGGTTCGCTGATCCGGAAAGAACAAAGACCGGCGTGCTGGTTGCAAAGGCAAGAGTAACAGTCAGACAGAAGAAAAGGAGAAAATAGATGGAGATTAAAGCGGCGAATGCAGAGGAGACGATCCGCTGCATCCTGGACGAAGAGAAAATGACCCAGCAGGATTTAGCGGACAGAATGGGGATTACGAGACAGAACATCAGCCAGTCTCTCAACCGAAACGCTAAGAGCATGAGATACGATAGCTTCTCAAAGATGGTAACAGCTCTAGGTTACGAGATTGTTGTAAAAAAACTTTAATAAAATACGCAAATTAGAAGTAAACCTATTGACAAATACGCAGTTGCGAAGTATAATATATACATAATCAAACAACAAATAAAACACACGGAGGTAGTGGTTATGTATAACAGAGAAGATTATAGAGAAGCACTGGAAGAAAGAGAGAAATGCGACCTGTATTCAGATGAATGGAGATTTTGCCAGGCAAAAGTTCAGAGCATTGCAACAGCTATGGTAGCTGCAGGAAATAACTGGATGGTGGGTGAAATCATCGACGAGCTTTACAGTCTGAGTGACTGCGGTTGCGAACTCACCGACGAGGCAGTTCGATTTGACCTTTGGATTCTTGAAAGCAACGGCCTCGAAGAGAAGGCTGAGGAAATGAAAAAAATGTTCTAGGTAATTTTTTTTACCTGCACAACTCGCAAATGAGTGTTTCACGTGAAACACAGTTCGCAAATTTGAAAGGAGCGTATTTGTATGAAGGAAGTATTGAAGAAGTTAAGAGCTTTAGAGGCTGAAATGGAAGAAGCCGAGAACCAGTCAGAGTATTGGATGGAAGAAGAACACCTGGATATGGAAAAATCAGACAGCTACGAAGTTGAGGCAGACAGACTGTATGAGGAAGTGTATAAGCTGAGCAACCAGGTGGCAGATTTCATCGTAAGCCTCACTTCCGGTCAGATTGACAAGGTAATGGCAATGACGATGATGCGTCAGAGAAGAGAAGATGTCGAGAGAATCTTAGAAGCAGCATAGGAGGTGAGCAGATATGATGAAGGCAGAATTTGAGGAAATGATCGGTAAATCAGTTGTAGATGAAGAATACAAGGTTATCGAGTCGGTTTACACCTGGCATCCGGCAATCAATGACACGACCGGTAAGGATCAGATGAAAACTCTTTATACGCAGTTTGGATTTGGCGTAATTAGAGGGATGCTCCCGGTAGCAGAGAAAATGGAAAAGCTGGACGGAGAGAGAAGAGAGCTGCTGGCTCAGTTGGACACAATAAAAATAAGAGAAGGACTTCTTGCTGTTGGTGATATGGAACTTGAGGAGACGATAGAAAAAGTCAACGAGCTATATATGAAAGCCGACACGGAGGAGAAGTTCGAGCAGATGATGAAAAGCCTTGACGTAAGAAATGAGATAAAAAGCATAGCAAGAAAAGTGATCGGGTGTTAGGAGGTGAGCAGGTGTACGACTACGACAGCGATATGGGTTATTTTCAGAGACAGCTCGAAAGAGCAGGGATCGGCCAGGAAGAGGTTGATATGAATAACTACGCAGGACTGACAGCAAGAGAGTTGCAGAGCGTTGTTGACGGTGTAATTAAGACAAAGCGGATCAGAGAAGCAAAGAAGGAGGCGTAAGGCTATGGCATTATTAGAGGTTAAGACAGAATGGGCGGTGTATAAGGATTGCTTCCTGCAAGTGGCAAGATACCAGGCAGACAACAGCAGGGCAATCGAGATTTGGAACAACGAGGATGGACCTATTGCAAGAATCACGGTATGTATCGCAGGAAGCGGACTTGCAGAGGATGAGACAGTGATCGACACGAATAATTGCCCTTGGGCGATGGAGTTTATCAAGCAGCACGGTTTCGGGCAGGCCACCGGCAGAATGGTAAAAAGCGGTTACTGCACATATCCGGTAGTAAAGCCGGATATTGAGAAAATCGGTGAGTATTTGGAGGTGGCGTAATGGAAAGAGTGTATTTCAGTATCAATGAGGCCGGAGCAAAGACGGCAAACGATATGATGTCATTCAGCGAGTATAAGACCGGGAGCAAGACTGCTGGTTACAAGGCACAGGTCGATAAGGCATACGAGCTGGCAGAGAAGGTAATCGAGGCAAGACCAACCGAAGAGGAAAGAGTGTCGAAGCTCTGCGAGAGATATTCGAGACGACTGGCTCAGAACATCAACAAGGATATTCAGATCGGCATGATGTGTCCGTCGGTAATGATTTCCGGAGCAGGAAACTTCCCGGTCAAAAAGAAGGAAAAGCAGGTAGCGGCATGGGATAAGAACCATGAGGACTATAAAGAGGTTGAGGCAATCCTTGGAAAGATTGAGGCAATTTTTTATGGCAAGGACGTTATCAAGTCTGATGATGAGAACGCAATCGAGAAGCTGCAGGATAAGGTTGACGGATTGAGAGAGGACCAGGAGAGAATGAAGCAGGCCAACAAAGCAATCCGTATGAAGGACAAAGAAAAAGGCGATGCAACGCTGCATGACATGGGATATACAGACGAACAGATCGCCCAGCTGAGAGAACCGGACTTCTGCGGAAGAATCGGTTTTCCGGACTATATGCTGGCGAACAACAACGCCAATATCCGAAGATTGGAAGGAAGAATCAAGAGCCTGCAGAAAATGAAGTCCCAGGGAACACAGGAGAGCGAGAATAAGTTTTTCAAGGTCAAGGAGAATGTGGAGGCTATGAGAATCCAGTTGTTCTTTGAAGGAAAGCCGGAACCGGAGGTAAGAGATATTCTGAAAAGCAATGGGTTCAGATGGGCACCGTCGGCAGGTGCATGGCAGAGACAGCTCAACAATAATGGAAAATATGCGGTAGAGAGAGTTATCAGAGAGCTGGAAGAAATGGAGGCGGCAGAGTGAACATGAAGTTAGAACCGAGAAAGACTACAGACCGAGGCGGCTGGTTGTGTATGCCACTGGTAATGAACAGACCGGAGGGAAAGCCTGGTTGGAAAAAGGTACATTGCCCGGAATGCGGGACGCTCTGCTGGCAGAGACCGGAGGATGCAGGGGTTGTTAAGGCATCACACCTTGACGGTGCGGTATGTACCAAGTGTGCATTAAGAAAGGCAGGTGATGTAGTGTGACATTACGAGAGGCAAGCAAAGGAGTAGTTAAATCCGGAGGAGGAACCTACAACATTGGTTTTAACGGCGGAGACGAGACACAGTTTGACGCTCAGAACTTCAAGGAATTGAAGGAGTGCTGGTCGGAGTTCTGCAAGGATGAAAAAATCAGTCCCGGATGCGTTGATTACGTGGAAAGGGTGAGTTAGTGGAAGTTCTGACAAGAGCCATAGCAAATGAATACAGAGACAGGGCGTTACTCCTGCCGTCAAACGGACTGCAGGACATTGGAGAAAGAAGAAAGTTGCGGGAGGAACTGCAGGCCAGGTGTAATCTGACAGAGCTGCAGGCAGTGAACATCATCAACGGTTTTCACATTCCGGACTACGTGAGAATTGCGGAAGTAAGAGCAGCAAAGGAGGCAGAAGAACATGAGAATTGAGAAAGAAGGATTTGTGTTACACCTGGAAGGAACTTGGTGCGAAATCTCAAATAAATACGGCGTGCTGGAAAGCGGAGACGTAGCTGTGAACGAAGAGGATATTCCTGCAGGGTTTGCAGAAAAGAAACTGGACCGCTATATTGAAACGCACAAGATCAGAGGATATGGAAAGGTTGACGGATGCGTAAAGAGAGTTGCATACGACGAAAAAACGAAGGAGTACATTCAGCTGCAGGCAGTAAAGCTAGACGATGATACATACACGGTACAGGAGTTTGATAATGAGTTGGTATTTATGGGCGAGTTATGGAGCGGATGCAAATATCCGGATGAAGTGCTTGACTGGATGAAGAGCAACTATGAGATTGAGAGCTGTCTGACCGCAGAGGTATACCGTAGCAGTTTGGGAGATTGCACGAACGACGGCATATCTTCCTACGCAAGAGAGTTGTATATCCTGGACACACTGAAAGGTCCTTTTGAACCGGACGACATCAGACAGTGCGTGTATATCGAAAAGCGTGAGGTTATGGGCCAGGAGTACGTTGACTGCAAGCCTGCATACTGCCGGAAACGCTGGTATATGGCAGGCGGGAATATTCTTTATACATCGGACAGCAGATTTAAGCAGATTACCGGGATCAGCTACCCGATAGCAATCCACGACAGATACGAAGGGAGGTAGGAGATATGGTAATTGTTGGGTATTACGCACATGGCAATAAGCATTATGTAGCTTTCAAGGACGAGACAGATGCAAAGAACAGATTTATGATTACGGACGGATTCCACGATAGGCCGGTTACGGAAAGAAACCAAGGAAAGTATGAAGGATACGTGAAAATCGACAAAGCAGAGTGCAATATCAAGAAGATTATCGGACGCATTCGTGGTACAAGACCGTGGCATCCGCTTTTGAGATTGCTGCAGAAGGAAGCAGGGTAATTTTTTTACACTGGAAGCTCGCAAATGTGAGCGTTGGAAGAAAGAAAATTCGCAATATGAGACATTGGCTAAGAGATTAAGGAGGACAGGCAATGGAAGTTAAAGGAATCGTAACTATTGGATTGGAGCATATCCACCCGCACCCGGACAATCCGAGAAAAGACCTCGGAGATTTGACAGAGCTGGCAGAGTCCATTAAGAAGAATGGCATCATGCAGAATTTGACGGTTATTCCAAAAGAAGGAGAGCCGGGAGAGTATATCACAATCATCGGTCACAGACGAAGTGCGGCGGCTAAGCTGGCGGGAGTTACAGAGGCGCCCTGCAGGGTTGTAGAAGGCATGACCGACAAAGAGCAGATGTCAACGATGCTGGAAGAGAATATGCAGCGTAATGATCTGACGATTTGGGAACAGGCACAGGGATTTCAGATGATGCTTGACCTGGGAGAAACAGAGGACACAATCGCTGAAAAGACTGGATTTAGCAAGAAAACAATCAGACACCGCTTGAATATCGCAAAGCTGGATTCCAAGACATTAATGGAGAAAGAAAGACAGGACGGCTACCAGCTGTCACTTACGGATTTGTACGAACTGGAAAAGATCAAGGACGTAAAGACCAGGGACAAGATTTTGAAGGATTCCACAGATTCGAGAGATTTGGCGAGAAGAGCAATCAATGCTCAGAAGGAGCAGAAACGCCAGGAGAACATGAAGCTGTACGTGGCAATGATGAAGAAGCTGGGATTAAAGAAAGCTCCGAAGGAAGCGGACAGCGAATTTTACACAGATAAGTGGGAACGCATGAAGGACTACAGCC